GAACGCAGCCCAGTCTCTGGACGCCTGGCATCTCTCGCAAGAATTCGCCAACCTCCCGACGCTGAACGACCAGTTCATCACCGACAACCCGCCGGTCGACCGGGTGATCGCCGTACCGTCGGAGCCTCACTTCTTGTTTGACTCCTACTTCAAGATCCGCGCCGCGCGCCCGATGCCTACCTACTCGGTGCCCGGCTACATCGACCACTTCTAAGGAGCTCGCATGCCATACGGTGTCCAAATCACGGACCCCGGCGGCGCCAAGGCGGGGGGCGTAGGCCCCCCCGTTGCCGTCACCGGCCAGTCAAACCAGTCATCCGCTTCAGGCATTGCCTCCTCCGTCGGCCAGGGGGCCGCGGCCGGCACCATGATCTCCCCCGGATGGGGCACAGTCATCGGCGCCGGCATCGGTCTAATCGGCGGCATCCTGGGCAACTCCGCGTCGGCCAAGTCGGCTCAGAAGCAGATGGAGTTCCAGGAACGGATGTCATCTACCGCCCACCAGCGCGAGGTCGCAGACCTTCGAGCTGCAGGGCTAAACCCCATCCTCTCCGGCACTGGCGGCGCCGGGTCTTCTACTCCCCAGGGCGCCAAGTACGAGGCTACCAACGTCGGCGAGGCTACCGTGTCCGGCGCTAAGGCCGGCTTCGAGGCCGACATGCAACGCAAGGTCATCGCCCAGGCGCTTGCAAAGTCGCAGGCCGAGATCGCCGGCATCGAAGCAAGCCGGCAACGCGACCTCTCGCAATCCGACCTTAACGATGCGACCGTTCAGCAGGTCAACGCTAATCGGGACCGTCTCCAACAGGAGAAGCTCAACCTGGTCACCCAGGAAACGCTGTTCAAGTCTCAGAAAATCGAGGCCGACCGAAGGGCGGGTCTACTCAGCGCCCAGGAGGCCACCGAGCAACAGAAGAAGCTCATCGCAGAGGAGGATCTCAAGCGAGCCAAGAACCTGGTCATCGAATCGAACTACTCCGCCTACGACGCTCTTCAGCAGCAGAAGGCCCTCGAGCAATATCCGGAGGCAGACATCCGCCGGCGCCAGATCGATCTCGGCGTCGGCACTATCCGCGGAGCTGCAGAAGCTCTCAAACCCTGGCCGAAGATCGAAATCGGCCGAACTCCCCCGCGTGGCCCCGGCCCCGCCCGGGAAGGCTCAGTCTCAAACCCAACCCCGCCTTACAAACCTAGCTGGAAAAAGTAACCCCAGACCACCCAGGGGACCCCGCTTCCCTCTGCCAAACCGCCGTTAACGTGCGCGTGCGATCAACGCGTGTGCGCGTAACACGGCGAATCCAGCAGAAGTAAAGCGACCCCCCACGTGGTCCAACCAGAGGCCCCCTCCAGGGGCCGAACCTCAGGCCAAACCAGAATGGACAACACCAAGACTCCCTACCGCCACGCTGCCTCCCCGCGCATGCGGGTCTCCACGACCTTCACCGACAGGTCCCGCACGAAGCAAGAGTTCCTCGACGAGTGCGACATCAACAAGCTCCTGGCACGCTACCGCGACCAGGGCGTCCCTCCCAGGACGAACCCGAATCAGCCCCAATGGGGCGACTTCAACGCGTTCGACCTTCAGGACGCAATGAACCAGGTCATCCAGGCCGAAGAGGCCTTCGCGGACCTCCCCAGCCATATCCGCGCCCGGTTCGATCACGACCCGGTTCAACTCCTCGAATGGGTCCATGACCCAAAAAACGCCCAGGAAGCCGTCTCCCTGGGCTTCCTTGACGCTGCAAAGCTCCCCCCGGGGTGGGGGTCCCTCCCCAACCCCGGCAACGCCACCACGGCCGCCACAAGCCCTTCAAAAAACGCGGCCAAATCCAGTTCGGAAGATAGCCCTACTTGACGACTATCTTCCCACTGACCGAAACCTCGGTCTAAACTCAGGGCGTGGAATTTCTACTCCCGCCCTTCCTTCTTTTCCTTCACCTGGTACTCAGCCATGGCTCGACGCTCCAAGATGTCCCGGAAGTCCTCCCGCCGCAACTTCGCGAGGGGGGCGGCCTACACCCACAAGTTCAACCTCAGCTCCAACCCGATGAGGGGCGGAATCCGCCTGTAGCCGGTGCCGTGCTACTTCCCGAAACAAGCCTTCCTTGCACCCCATCGAGGCCTGAACGGTAAGCAGATCCTGCGGTTCACCTGGCACGATGGATACTCGGAAATCAACCTCCCCTGCGGTCAATGCATGGGCTGCCGCGTCGAAAGGACACGCGAATGGGCAGCCCGCTTGATGCACGAATCTCGCTTCCACGAGTTCGCCAGCTTCATCACGCTGACGTACTCCGACGAGTTCCTCCCCCCGGACTACGGACTACACAAGCGCGAGTGGGTCCTGTTCATGAAGAAACTCCGGAACCACTGGTTCGAGCACTACCCGGACGTCAAGCTCCGGTTCTACGCCGTGGGCGAATACGGTGAAACCAACCTCCGCCCTCACTACCACGCCATCATCTACGGCGCGGCCTTTCCGGATCAAAAGCTGTTCTCCAGGGGGAGCGACCCGACGAAAGACATCTACACGAGCGACACCCTCACCAAGCTATGGGGCAAGGGGTTTACCACCCACGCCCATGTCTCCTACGCCAATGCTGCCTACGTCGCGGGCTACGTCCGCAAGAAAATCACGGGCAAGCAGGAGGCGGCCGAACACTACCGCCGCATCAACCCGGACACCGGGGAAACGTTCCACGTGGAACCAGAGTTCGCCCTCATGTCCCGTATGCCAGGCATAGGCCGCCAACACATCGAGAAACACCTCGATGACGTGTACCCGGACGACTTCATCATTGTCGACGGACACAAGTCTAGGGTCCCCAGGTACTACGACAAGATCCTAGACAAGCTCAACCCTTCCGGGATGGAAACGGTCCGAGCCCAACGCAAGGAGGCGGCGCAGATGCCCGCCTTCAAAGCTAACTCGACCAAAAGCCGTCTGGCGGTGCGACATGCAGTCGCACAGTCAAAGGCTGCCCTCACGAAAAGGAAACTCTGAATGGTCTCTTGCTACTCAATCTTCGACCTCAAGGCGCTCGTCTACTCCAATCCGTTCTACGCGCCGAACAATGCCGTGGCCACCAGGCTGTTCAAGCAGGCGGCCAACGACCCCCAGTCTCACATCCACGCCAACCCCGAGGACTACGTCCTGGTCTTCGTCGGCAACTTCGACGAGCACACCGGCCAGCTTGTGGCCCCCGAGCAAATCTCCACCCTCGGCGCCGCTAGCGCCTACAAAGAAAGGATCAACTGATCATGCGTTCAGTCATGAGACACAACTTCGCCCAGGTTCCCAGGGCGGACATTCCCCGGAGCTCCTTCGACCTCTCCTTCGGGCACAAGACCACGTTCGACGCCGGCCAGCTCGTGCCGATCTACGTCGACGAAATGCTCCCGGGCGATACGTTCAACGTCAAAATGACGGCGTTCGCGCGGCTGGCGACGCCGATCTTCCCGATCATGGATAACATGTTCATGGAGACCTTCTTCTTCGCCATCCCTTACCGCCTGGTGTGGGACAACTTCGTGCGCATGATGGGCGAACAACCCAACCCGGGCGACTCCACGGACTTCACCATCCCGATCATCACGGCGCCGGTCGGCGGCTTCGAGGAAGGCTCGATCTACGACTATCTGGGTGTCCCTACCAAGGTCGCCGGTATCACCATTTCGGCCCTGCCACTGCGCGCCATCAATCTCTGCTGGAACGAGTGGTTCCGCGACGAAAACCTGCAGGACCGTCTCACCGTCAAGACCGACGACTCCTCCGACCTGCCCACGCTCTACACGATGCTCAAGCGTGGCAAGCGTCACGACTACTTCACCAGTTGCCTCCCCTGGCCGCAAAAGGGGCCGGGGGTTCTCCTTCCTCTAGGCACCGAGGCCCCGCTCAAGGTCAACGCCGGCGGCGCCAGCGGCGCCACGCTCGGGATTCTCGACAACACCGACACCATGCGCGGGTTCACCGTCTCGCCGGCCGGGAGTCTCGCGCAGATCCAAAACGCGACGCCTAACTCGCAGATGTATGCCGACCTCAGCCAGGCCACTGCAGCGACCATCAACTCGCTGCGCCAGGCCTTCCAAATCCAGAAGATGTACGAACGCGACGCAAGAGGAGGAACCCGCTATGTGGAGCTGCTCAAGAGTCATTTCAAAGTTGATTCACCCGACTACCGTCTCCAGAGGCCGGAATTTCTTGGCGGGGGACGCTCCTCCGTTAACATTTCCCCCATCCCGCAGACTAGTGCGTCGGGCACTTACGCCGCCCCTCCCCAAGGCACCCTTGCTTCCATG